TATGAATGGTCACCAGAAACTCGTGAGTTTTATAAACAAAAAGCCAATGAAACACTTATGATTGTTGAATCAGAACAAAAAACATTAAGTGAATGGAATATTGTAAAAAATAATGCTTATCAACCTGGTCAAAGAGTTTCTTCAGGCATTACGTTATATGGTGATCCTGAATGGGATTTTACAACATTTCTTGATCTTGCTCCAAGTGAAAGAGAAAAGAGACCTGATCTTGTCGCAAAATATGGTTCTCGTTTAACAAGTGGATTAGCAAGCTTAGCTAAACAAGGTTATAAACCAGGAACATTAAAACTTTCTGATACATCAAACGGAGCTTATGGAAAATTAATTAGCGGTTATTCGTGTGCAACAGCAAGATGGCCAGGAGGAACAAAATTACAATTGAAAAATACGGATGGTTCAATTTATGATCCAGCTGGAATAAATCCAAGTGGAATCGTTACTGTTATTGACTATGGTCCTGTTAGTAAAAAAACATGGGATAGACTTGATGTTTATATTGAAAAAGCAGTTGATGCTGAAAAATATCAAAAGACAAATACAGCAAATGTTGATGTTTATTTAGTCGAAATGGGTACAAAGATTAGCGCAAAATATACTAAAGCTCAAAGTCTTTTTACATAAGATGATCTTATAAATAGATTTGATGAGTAGAGCTCTTAATCTCAATGATTATAATACTGAACAATATCAACCGATTATTGCTTCAGGTGATATATATCGTGATGTTCATACCCGATTTATACATCCAGTAACAGGTGATGTTATGATAGCAAGTGATATTGATGCTATTAAAAATAGTGTTAAAAACATTATTTTAACTGAAGTTGGATCACGACCGTTTAATCCTGAATTTGGCACACAAATAACAAGCTTATTATTTGAACTTGTTGATCCGATCACACAACGACAAATAACACTAGAGATTGAAAGAGGCATAAGAAACTTTGAACCGAGAATTTCTAATTTTAATGTAATAGTTAATGCAAATCCCGATGCGAATAGCTATGATATTAGAATATTATTTCAAACAATATATTCACAAACTGGAGAAATTAAATTTATACTTAACAAAATACGATAATGGCAAATTTAGGCAAACAGATCGATGTTACAACTCTTGATTTTGATCAGATCAAGGCTAATCTTATTAGTTATTTTAGAGAAAATGATAAATTTTCGGATTGGAATTTTGAAGGCAGCAATCTAAATACCATTATTGATGTGTTGGCATATAATACTCATTATAATGCGATGCTTGCTCATATGGCTGTTAATGAAAGCTTTATTGATAGTGCGCAGTTGCGTAGTAGTGTTGTATCTGCTGCAAAATTGTTGGGTTATATACCACGTAGTCGCAATGCATCACATTTGATGTTTAATGTTAGTATACCAAAAAATCCAAATATATCATCTGATGAAACAGTAATAACTCTTAAAGGAGGAATTTTTAGTAATAACATTTCAACATTAACAGCACAAAACGAATCAGGTGATTATTCTTTTACTTTAATTGATGATGTTCAATTAGTATTAAATGGAGAAAATTATCGATCAAGTGAGCCAGTTGTTGCATATCAAGGCAGTTTAGTAACAAGAAGTTATGCAGCTAATGCTTATGATACAAGCTCTACATATGAAATTATTGACGAAAATATTGATATTTCAACATTAAAAGTTCGTGTTATAACACCAAATTCAGGTGGTTCATTATTATTTCAACAATATAATAATACTTCAAATATAACCAATGAATCACCAATATATTTTATCAACGAAAATATCTTTGGAAAATATGAAATTAGTTTTGGTGATGGTATTTTTGGTAAAAAGCTTGATACTGGAAATATTATTGAACTTGAGTATATTGTAACAAATGGTGTTGTTGCAAACAATTGTTCACGAATCATTAGTCAAAACTTAGTTGTTGATAAACCAAATAATATTGGTGTTATATCGATGACTAATTTATCATTATCAGGTCGTTCTTCTGGAGGTCAAGAAAAAGAAAGTATATCATCATTGAAAAATAATGCAATATCAAGCTTTGCAACCCAAAACAGGGCAGTTACTAGTGATGATTATGTTAATTTAATTAAATCTAATTTTGGTTATATTAATAGTGTAAGTGTATGGGGTGGAGAGGATAATATACCACCCGTTTATGGTAAAGTTTTTATTAGTGCCAATAAAATTGTTGATCAATCAAGTAGTGGTAATCTTAGTGATTCAGAAAAATCAGATATATTAAATTATTTGCAATCCAAAAAAGTTCTTAGTATTTTTCCAGAAATTGTTGATCCAAATAAATGTAAAATTGTATTGGATATTTTGGTAAAATATAATCCAAATATTACAACACTATCAAGAGCAGATATCTCTTCAAGAATTAATGATATTATAAGTGATTATAATATAAATCGCATTAATGAATTTAATAGTGTTTTTAGACATAGTCAATTTGTAAGAGCTATTGAAGATAGTTCTAGCTCTATATTAAATAGTCTTGTTCGTGTTTATCTTAGTCAATCATTTACATTAAATGATACTAACGTTAATAATATTAGTTTGAATTTTGGAGCAAGATGTGCAACAGATGATGGCAAAGCATTTGTTAATATTATTAGTGATGTGCCATGGATATTAGGTGAACTTCAGCTTTATTTTGGTGAAGAACAAACAGCAGATAAAAATGTTATCAAGATCTATAGCTATTATATTAAAGATAATAATCCAGTTAAATATGCAGATGTTGGAACATTTAATGTTGAAACAGGCATAATGACATTAAACACACTTTATAGCGATAGCACTGTTACATTTACTTTTGTTGTTAATAGCTATTCAAATGACGTTGTGGCAAAAAGAAATACACTAATAGAAATTGATCAAAGTTTGACATCAGTAAATATATTTGTTGATGAAATTGCACGTGGCGGTAATAGTCGCAGTGTTGAATATAAAACATTCTCTAAAGATAGATGAGCCAATTAGTAACATCCAACGCACGTGTTGAATATTCTGAAATTGTTGAGCCGTCAAAGGCTTTAAGCAGTTTGCCATATCATTTTCAAAATGAAGCTGAAGAGTTGGTAAAACTATTAGAATCATATTATGAATTTTTAAATACCAAATATTCATTATCTAGTACAAATGGTCCAAGCTTTGAGATAAACAATATTATGCGAAATCATGATATTGATATGACGACTGATGATCGTTATATTGATGCCATTGAAAAATTAATTGGATCTTATATACCACCAAGTCGGGCTATTGATCGTGTGCGACTATATAAGATTATTGCAAACTATTATACAAATCGTGGCAGTGAAGAAAGTATCTTTAGTTTCTTCCGATTATTTTTTAATGAGATAGTTAGTTTGTTTTATCCTAAAAATCTTTTATTTACAACAAGTGATAATACTAGATCTAAATCTTCAGGTGAATATCGTTTAACTGACCATCAACGTTGGCAAAACTATTCATATGTCATTTATACACAATTAGCAAAAAGTGAATGGGGTTTAGAATATGCAAAATATATTCATCCGGCTGGTTTAAAGTTTTTTGCAACTCTTATACTTGAACTTGCAAATAATAATGATTGGACAAATGTTGACTGCTTAAACATTGATTGGTCTGAATTTCCAGATGGACCTCCAGTTGATGCATATTTTAGTCCAAGTGATTTTAATCCATATTATTTTCAAAATCCAAATGATTATTACTATTATACATCAACGGGTTTAAGTGATATTAAAGTTGATAATATAGTTGATGATAATTGTTGGCGTAGTATTGACTGGGAAGTTACAGCTAGAGGTAAACATACACCAACAAATCAAAGTCCAGCATATATTTACGATTTTATTACAATCTTGTCATTGTTACCAGATGGTGGTTATCATTTCATTAGAAATCTACGACCAATTAGAAGTAACAATGGAGCCTATGTTTTTGATGAAGCACTTCGCGCATTTTATACTAGCTATGGCATAAGTTCTAAAAATCAAAATACTCCATTATCAATATTTAGACATGGTTGGAATGGTTATGATAAAACAATTGATAGTGCAAGTCTAGGTGAATATGCAGATTTAACATTATCAGATGCATTTTCTGATCCGCCATTAACTGGTTCTGGTCCTCAATTTAATAATTTGAGTTCATATCTTGTATTTGATAGAAATTATAATTCTGCATATTATGATGGTGAACCGGAAGAATATAATAATATAGATGAAGCCTCTGAATTAAGTGAACAAGGAGGAATTATTTTTTAAACAAAACAATATAAATACAAATAACTATGGCTGCAATTATAACAGAACAATTTAGAATTAATTCTAGAAAAAGACTATTTGACGATATTACAAATATTAACAATCATTATTATATCGCTATTGGTAAACCAGATATTTGGGCAGAATTAAATCCGTCGCAATCAATTCCGACTAGTCCATTTCCAGCTGGAACTCCAGGAGATGCAGCTGAAGTTAGAAAAAATATTTCTGCACTATTTAAAGTAT